TAGCAACAGACGCAGATGGCAAGGTAGTATCTTGGGATGCTTCTGCCGTAGCTACAAAAGAGGCTGAACTTAATACTGCATCTAAACTTAGTGAACTACGTACAGAACGTAATCGTTTAATTGCTGAAACAGACCATTGGATTTTTTCAGATACACCAGACATAACATCTGAACAGACAACATATCGCCAAGCCCTACGAGACATAACGAAAACTGCTACATCTTTAGATGATGTAAACTGGCCGGAGAAACCATAATGGCACTAGGAAAAATCAAAGCAGATACCCTAGAACACAGCACCGCTGGGTCACTTGATACAAAGTTTGTGGTGAAGGGAAGTGCTAAACATTGGTCACACACTAACTCCGCTGGCACAAGTGTAGAAGACAGTTTTAACAATGCCTCTTTGACAGATACAGGAACAGGCCAACAAACGCATAATCTGACCTCTTCTATGTCTAATGCTGTACATTCACCACAATGTTCAGTAGGTCAAAATTATAATCAACAGTGGATTTCTAATATAGCAACAGGTTCTTATAGAACTAATAACCATGATGGCTCAAACTATCAAGATTCGGAGCAGCATCCAGTTACACACGGAGACCTAGCGTAATGCAGACACCACAGTTTCAAGGCATACATTTATTCGACAGACTATGTTGGGCTAAAGAAAACCTAGACGGTGTGCAGTCAGACTATCGTGTAGTGTATGAGGACAGTGTAGACGAATGCGCTAAGATACTCGTCCCTGACCCGAATTGGATGGCAACAGCCCTACAGGGAGGTATCCTACCACCAGTATGGGTGTATCACGAACTAGCTAAAGATGAAGCTAGGTCAGACTTTAAGAAACATACTCGTGGGTACTTATTACATGAGACAGAGCCTATGCCAGCAATGACTGAAGAAGAGGCCATAGAATACTTAATTATGAAAGATTGCCCACAATCTGTGTGGCGCAATTGGAATGAAGGCAATAAACCTAAGATGGTTATCTGCCGCAAAGAACAGTTACCAAGCACACGTGAGTGGCGCAACGCTTGGAAGATAACTGAAGAACTAACAGTCACTGATTTAGCAGCCTAAGAGGAGAAACCTAATGGCACAAACATACATCGTAGACAAGGACGGGAATCAGATTGATGCCTCAACAGCAACCGTACCTTCTGACCGTCACTTCCGTGGTGCATGGTCATTGGATGGCACAGTTATATCAGAAGATGTAACTGCAGCCAAAGTAATCTTCAAGGACAAAATCCGTGAAGTACGTAAGCCACTGCTTGATGCAGAAGATGTCGTATACATGAAAGCACTAGAGGCTGACGATGCATCTGCAAAGACTGCTTCTGTAGCTAAAAAGAAAGCACTGCGTGATGCGCCAGCCGCTTCTGCAATTGGTAGCGCAGACACAATTGCTAAACTCAAGGCAGCTTGGGACACATCTGTGCTGGGCGATAGCCCTTACGCATAAGGATAAGTAGATGGCACTAACTACAATTAGAAAGTCGGGTCTAGCTACTGGTGTAGGCGGTAAGGTGTTGCAAGTTAAATACACGCAATTCACTGGCACAAGTGTAGTATCGTTACAAGCAAACACGGATACTGTCCTCACCGATTTAACAGTTAATATTACACCTACTGCAACTAATAGTATAATATTACTGCAAGCACATGTGTTTGGTGAACATAGCGTAGCCAATCAAAATCAGTGGTCTCACATGTTTTTCTTTTATAGAAACACTACAAAACTAGCTCATTCAACATCGGGTAGTAGAATAGTTGGTATAAGTATGGCTATGTCTACTTATACGTCTGATAACGATAGCACTCCAGAGGTTGCTAGGTATGATTATTTTGATTCAAGTCATGGCACTACTTCACAGATTACTTATAAAGTTGGGCTAAATTCCCATTCCGCACAAAACTGGAATTTAAACAGAACTAACGGTGACACTGATAATAATCAATATGAACGTGGTATTTCATTCATTAGCGCAACAGAGATTAGCGCATGAATAGGAGCTTAACCAATGCAACATGAGGCAAAACGATGCCATACATAGGTAAATCCCCAGCAGTAGGCTTCCGCAATCGCTTTGTATATCAGGCGACAGCAGGGCAGACTAGCTTTAGTGGCAGTGACGTAGACAGTAAGGTGCTAACCTATCAGGATAGCCTGTACATGGACGTGTATCAGAATGGTGTCCTACTCAAACCCGGTACAGACTATACAGCCACAACAGGTACAACAATGGTACTGGTCACAGGGGCATCCCTCAATGACGTAGTTGAGATGGTTATCTATGACACATTCTCTGTAGCCAACAGCTACACTAAGGCAGAGGCTGACACACGCTACCCATTCTTAGGCAATGACAGCATCATCCGTACCAATGGGCAGACCATTACTGCTGACATTACAATCAGTGCTACAACTAACGGTGTATCGGCTGGGCCTATTACACAGAGCAATGCCACTGTTACTGTTAATGGATATTGGAGTATCGTATGACCAGTCAGTTAAATGTAGACACCATTGTAGATAAGGCTGGCTCTGGCGGTTCTAATGTCAAGATGGCTAATACATCTACCTATGTATCAGATGGTGGCAATGTTGCGCAGAATACTGTGCAGGGTCTGGCGAAGGTTTGGGCTGATGTATCAGGAAGCGGGACTCCTGCGGTTGATGACAGCTTAAATATTGCATCAGTAATAGATGTTGGGACAGGAAATCGGAAGTACACCGTATCTAACGCACTATCAAACACAAACTATGTAGTTCTTAGCGGTATGGTTTCAGATGGAAACACTAACGGAAACCGTGGCGCAAGTGGACAGCATATTTATTCAAAAGCAACGGCAAATTTTGCATACTATTGTTACTATGGTTCAACTGCTGGCAGTGATGGTAGCACGTCTGACTCTTTTACGATTGATGGGTTTGCACTTAACGGAGACCTCGCGTAATGGCTAGTATTTTAAAAGTAGATACAATTACAGGTGTAACCACCGCTGGCTCTATTAGCGTTACTGGCGAGGGCAACTCAACCACGACTAATCTTCAGCAGGGTTTGGCTAAGGCTTGGTGGTCATTAAATGGAACAGGCACCATTGCTGGCAGAGATTCATTTAATGTAAGTTCTTTTGATGACGTATCAACAGGACTATATGACGCTAATTATACAAATGCTATGGCAAATGGTAATTATGCGTTTCAAGGAACTACTGGTATAGCATCTAATACTGCTTATGTTTTTGCATATAATTCTTCCGCCGCACCATCCACAGCAGATGTTAGATTTGGTTGTGAAACAAGCAACAACGCAACACTTCAAGACCAAAGTTATGTGTTTGGCACGATTAGTGGAGACCTAGCATAATGGCAAGCGAACTGAGAGTAAACACCCTAAAGGATGCCGCTGGGAACAACAGCATTGCTACTAGCTTTGTTGCGAATGGTAGTGCGAAGGCTTGGTGTAAATTTGGTCCTGATGCACAGCCTGACGACAGTTTCAACATTGCCTCTGGAACAGATGTAGCGGTGGGGCAATACAGATTTGCAAAAACAAACGCAATGTCTACAACTAATTATGCTATAACCGCATCTTCTGGCAAAGCTATTAACGCCTTTACCACAGGTGACAATAGCAACGCTATAGAAAGTACAGCAAATCATACACAATCAAAATATGACGCTGCGGCCGCATCACCTGGTTTTGTAGATTATAACGCAGATGGCTATGGTATGCACACAATTCACGGAGACCTAGCATGAGTAAAGCAGCACAACTAGCCGCGCTGATTGGTTCGCAGACAGCGCAAACAAGCAGAAATATGGCTTATAATGGGGCGATGAACATATCGCAGCGCAGCACCTCAGTAACGGGCATAGGTGCAAGTTCTGGATATTTTACTGTTGATAGGTTTAAATTAGCCCCAAACGGTACAGCGGGTCGTTTAACAATGACGCAAACAGCAGATGGTCCTAGTGGCTTTGCTAATTGTTTAAAACTTGATTGCACAACAGCCGACACATCTGTAGCTGCTGCCGAATTTCTTATACTGTCTCAGTTTTTTGAAGGACAAGATTTACAAAGATTAAAAAAGGGAACATCAGAGGCTGAGTCAGTAACTTTATCTTTTTATGTAAAAGGTAATGCAGCGGCAACATACACAGTCGAACTATATGATGCAGATAATAATAGAAGTATTAGCCAAAGATTTTCTGTCACAACTTCTTGGAGTCGTGTGTCCTTAACCTATGTGGGAGATACTACTGGAGCGTTAGATGATGACAATGCTAATAGTTTTATTGTTAATATATGGTTACATGCTGGGTCAGATTATACTAGCGGAACACAGAACACTGTTTGGCAAACTTTAGCAGGGACTGAACGTGCAAATTCTAGCGATACCTCTTTCTTTGACAGCACAAACCGCACATTTTTTATGACAGGCGTACAGCTTGAAATTGGAGATGTAGCCACACCATTTGAGCATGAGGATATAGGAACTACGTTACGCAAGTGTCAGCGATACTACACACGCTGGCAATCAACCGGCGCAAATAACTGGCCTAGATTTTTCCAGCCATCGTACGTTGATAATGGATATGTTAGTGGTACTTTTTCTTTTCCAGTACAGATGAGAACCCACCCAAGTGTTGCTGTTACAGGAACTTGGCAAGGGCAGGGTGCGGATGGCATCGGCACAGGTTCAGTCAGTCAAGATGGTGTTACCCTATTTTGTCAGTCGGTTGGTGCTGCCAGTATTGCTGGATATTATGCGGATGGCGGCTCATTAGACATGGCATCGGAGTTATAAAAAATGAATATTACTAATGTACAGTATGTCAATGACCCCCTTTCTGGATTTAGTAACGCCATGATTAAAGCGACTATTGATGAGGTAGAATGGTGGGTTCCCAATAATACACCCAGCAACACGCACTACGCAGAAATCATGCGCCAAGTAGCTGCTGGTACTATAACCATAGCAGATGCTGACTGATGGATTTAGTACACATCATAGATACCCTAATCGGTATAGTTGTCATGGGCGGTGCTTGGTATCTTGGTGGTATGACTAAAGAGATAAAGCGCATGGACATATTAATGAATAGAACACGTGAAGAGTATGTCACACGTCAGGAAGTACGTGAGGACATGAGCCGTGTTATGGAAGCATTACATCGTGTAGAAGACAAGTTAGATAGGGCATTAAATAAATGATGCAGTTTAAAGCGTTTAAACCACAAGCCATGAATAAGATTGCTCAAGCTATGGGCTATCAGGGTGACATGGGGCAGTTCCAACAGTACATTGAACAAGACCCTGCACGACAGCAGCAGATGAGTATGTATAATGATGCTGCAGTAAAGATGGCACAAGGCGGTGCAGTACCACCACGCCGTACTGAAATCAAAGGCCAAGACCATATGCTTGCCTACATCACACCACAAGAGGGTGAGTTGTTAAAGGCGCATGGTGGTTCAGGTAAGCCGGGTCCGATGGGCATTCCTTCTTTTGGGGATGATGGGGGGGCTGCTGATGAAGTTTCTAATTTTTATTATGTACCTGTTGGCACTCCGGTAGATAGGATGCAAGAAACACGAAGAGTTTATATAGGCTCTAGCCAAGACACTGTAGCAAATAGACAGGCGGGTTCTAGTAGTCTTGCTTCAGCTACACAGGGTGGTTCTACGGGTATTTTGGCTAGGGATGTTTCTAATGAAGTAGCCGCTGCGGTCAATCCAAACTTTGCTGCACAACAACAAGCTGCCGCTGATGCTCAAATAGCCACTGATGCTGTAGCTGCTGCAGACGCTCAAACTGCTGCTCAAGAAGCAGCTAATCAACAAGTTGCACAGCAAACTGCACAGCAAACTTCTCAACAACAACAGAATGCCGCATTTGCTAATGCTTTAGCACTACAAAATGCAGGTATAACATCACCTATTTATCAAGCACCTTTCTTATCAGGTACTAAATTTACTCCATCGGGTCAGTACGTACCCGACCCTCAAAACCCTACGCAAATGATAGCCCAAGCGTATAATCCTCTTAATCAGGGTTATGCTGCCGCTGCTGCTAATTTTCAACAGATGGTAAACGCTAATTACAATCCTAATCAGGCTCAAATTACGCAAGGTGTAGTAGGTAAAGCAGAGGGTGGTTATATTGAACCTCAAAACTTTGCTGTTGGTGGTACTGTAACTAACCCAGCGGGTACACAGGCTGCTACTCCGGTTGTAACTGGTGCTAGTATGAACACTGTTGCTAACCCATATTCTCAAACTGACCCTACTCCCAATGCAGCACGTACGACAGTAATGCCGCAAACAGGTAACATCTTTGCTTATAAGCCAGACGGTACACGAGTAGAAGTACCCTCTGCTTATGATTTTACAGCAACGACACAAACTCCAAAAAATATAGGTGAGTTTACTGTAGAGCAAATGTATCAGCCGGGTGTTCCTATTGGTGGTACAACTATTGCTGCACAAACTCCTGTAGACCCTAGACAGGACATTGCTGCAGGTACAGGCACTCTTACAGGTAGCGTTGCTGTGCCTACAGCCACTGCTGCAGCCTCATCAGCACAACAGATTACCCCATCACAAGCAAACACAATGCAAGCTGCACAGGCGGCTCCTGCAGTGGATGCAGCTATGCAAGCTACACAGGCTGCACAGGCTAATCCTCAAGACCCCCGTGCGCAAGTAACTGCTGCACAGCAGACTGCCTCATCAGTGGGTAATTTATCTGCAGCACAAGGTAATGCATCTTTAATTAATAGCCCAGTACAACGGCAGATACAGACAGGTGAGTTAATCTCTGGTGTAGCTGATGCTGCTACTGCCGCACAGTTTACTGAACAGATACAGGCTGCACAGACTACACCTACACAAGCAGCTATGGTGCAGGGACAGCTAGACAGCTTAATGCAACAGTTTGTTGGTGGTAACACACCAGCATGGGCAGCAGGTGCTATACGCACAGCTAATGCAGCAATGTCTGCACGTGGTCTAGGTGCATCATCTATTGCTGGTCAAGCTATTGTACAAGCTGCAATGGAATCAGCATTACCTATCGCACAGGCTGATGCGCAGATACAGGCACAGTTTGAAGGACAGAACCTATCTAATAGACAACAGATAGCTATGCTTTCCGCACAGCAACGTGCTAAGTTTATGGGTCAAGAGTTTGACCAAGCATTCCAGACACGAGTACAGAACTCTGCACGTATTGGTGACATAGCCAACATGAACTTTACTGCTGAACAGCAGGTACAGCTAGAGAACTCACGTGCTACTAACACTATGAACCTAAACAACCTGTCTAACTCACAGGCAATGGTCATGGCTGAAGCATCTGCATTGGCGCAGTTAGATACACAGAACTTAAATAACAGGCAGCAGTCAGCAGTACAGAATGCTCAGTCATTCCTGCAGACAGATATGGCTAACCTATCTAATCAACAACAGACAGACTTGTTTAAGGCGCAGCAGCGTGTGCAGTCTATGTTTACAGACCAAGCTGCTACCAATGCTGCTGCACAGTTTAACTCATCTAGTCAAAATCAAACAGACCAGTTCTTTCAGCAGCTTGGTTCTCAGGTATCACAGTTCAATGCAACACAAGCTAATGCACAGGCGCAGTACAACGCAGGTCAGACTAACACAGTCAACCGCTTTAATGCTGAACTAAACAACCAGCGTGACCAGTATAATGCACAGAACCAAATGGTAATTGCACAGGCTAATGCACAGTGGCGTAGGCAGATAGCTACAGCAGACACTGCTGCAGTTAATCGTGCCAATGAACTTAATGCTAATGCTATCTTAGATATTAGTAAGCAAGCATACAGTAACCTATGGAACTTCTATGGTGATACTATGGAGTGGGCGTGGACTTCTGCTGAAAGCGAACTAGACAGGTACAGTGCTATGGCTATTGCGGAGTTAGATGCAGCTACATCAGCGGCTGCTTCATCTGCTGCAAGGTCATCTGCGTCAGGAAATGCTATTGGTAGTCTTATAGGCACACTAGGTACTGCTATGATTATGAGTTGTTACGTTGCTCGTGAAGTATATGGCAAGAGCAATCCTGAGTGGTTTATCTTTCGCACATGGCTACAATATGATGCTCCTAAGTGGTTTGAAAAATTGTACGTGACACATGGTGAAAACTATGCTAAACTAATTGCTAAAGTTCCACCACTGAAGTGGGCTACCAAACAGTTAATGGATATGGTAGTAAACAAGAAAAGGAAAAAGCACAATGTCCAGACAGTATAATGCTGCTAGAGAAGCCTACAAGCGTATGGATATTGAAGGGTTTGAAAAACTAGAAACAGTTAGAGAGCCAGAAAAAACTGGGGGTTTACTAGCTAGGTCTAATAATAACATGTCAAAGAAATCAGATGGACTAGACTATAACAATCCTGCTGTCCGTGTAGCAAAACAAATGCAAGTCATAAGAAAGTACAGAGGCGAAGTAAATGGCGATGAGTAATCAACCTAGCTTTGATGCACCTATTCCGGGTCAGTCTCTAACTATGGAGTTAGGTTCTAGGCCGTGGCAAAACCCTTCTAGGTTTACTAACGTAGATGATACTATAGACTACTACATGGAGCGTATGAGTAGTGAAGAGTTTATGGTTCAATTAGCAGAGGTATTAGAATCTGGCGTACCTGTTACATCTATTGCCAATAGTATTCAATTATCAAGCGTCATGGAAGGTGTACATACAGTAGATGTAGGTATGCTTGTGCTGCCTATGATTATGGAAATGCTTATGATGATTGGGGATAGTGCAGGAGTTAAGTATGACAAAGGTTTAGAGAATCCTAATAAACCTATACTACGAGATTCAACAATAGCTAAAGCTGTAGCGGAATACGAGGCAAAGATAGAAGATAAAGATGTTGTACAAGAAACTGAAGATAAAGAAGTTGAAGATGAAGAGCCTACAGGCTTGATGGCACGGAGAAAGTAATGAGTTTCTGGACAGGATTTACAACAGGGTTAGCCAGTAGTGTAGACAAAGGTTTACAGAGGGCTATAGCAAAACGTGATGGTGAACTTAGTTCTGCTAAAAAGTTTTGGATGCAACGGGACGCAACAAAACGAGAAAAGTACGAAGCTAAAAAAGAAAAAGAAGATGCTGAAGCTGTTGCTGGTTACAAGTCTTTGCTAGATGGTTTTAACGGCAATGCAGATATGGCTAAAGCTGCTTTTGATAATTTAGCTGCATCTGGTGGTGGTGTTTCTGGCGTAACAGATTACTTATCTAAGGTAAGACAACGAACAGATGAGTTAGGTAGTTACGATATAAGCCTAGACTTCAAAGATTTTAAAGCTGGTGACACTGCTTACACAGGTGGTGAAGAGGGTCTTCTTATGCCTGAGTATCAAGGAACGCAATTTAAAGCTGCTGACTATGGCGTAGGCTCATCAAGATTAGACGAATTGTTTGGGCGTACTGGTGCAGATACAGATACCGCACGTCTTGAGAAACAAATGAATGTAGGCTTTGATGCACAACCTGCTGCTGCTGCACCTGCGGCAAGTACAGGTGCGTTTGGTTCTGTGGATAGGTCAAGGCTTAGTGCTGCACAAAAGTACAAAGAAGACACAGAAGATAGAGAAATGAAACTAGACAGGTTTGAAATGGACAAGTCTGCATTCAAACAGAATCAAAGTAAAGTTACACAGGCTATGCAGATTGCACGTGAGGCAGAAGACAGGTTAAAGCTAGACCAAGATAATGGTATTCTTCAACAAGAATATAAAAATGCAGTAGATGCAGCGGATAGATTTAAACGCTATGCACAGCTAGACCGTGAGGCTGAGATGTTTATCTTAAACAAAGAAGCAAAAGAACTTGGCATTGAGGTTACGCAGTTACAGTTAGATAAGGACAGGAAGCCACCAGAGTTTACTGACTTTGAGAAGATGGCTGTATACTACACACAAAAGTTAGGTGAGCGAGGACTTAATACACAACAAAAGAATGATTATGCTGAAGGTTTACGAAGGGCTGTTGAAGGAGCATCTAAATGGAATGCTGCTACAGTAAAGAAAGATG